TGTATCTTCTTTTCCATCTTCTTAGCAGCTACCATTGCAGGATGTACGGTTACTTCAGTAGCAGTTCTACCTTCACCTTCCTCCATAATATCAGCCACTGGAGCTAAATCATCAGCCATTCCACCTAATCGTTCCATAAGGTCTGGGATAGTCTCTCCTGGGCGTAATTTAGCGTCCTCAGGGCTAATTGTAGGAGCTTTGTCAGCCTTGGCTGCTTGCATATCTGGGTTAGACTCAAAATGCATAGATTCTGCTATGCCTTCTGGTAATGTAGTAGGGTCAATAGAGATAGGGAACTTGTTATTACCGAATAAAACCTCTACTAACTGACCATATGCAGCTAATACTTTAGTTTTAGTAACTTTAACAAAGATTCTAGACTTCTCAGTGCTTGTAAACTGCACATCAGGGCCATATATGCCTCTGTAGTTACGGTAAGACTTAACCCAACGCTCTTCATCAGTGTATCTAGCTGTCTCAGCTCTCTTAAAACGCTCAGTAACGTATGAAACTACCTTACCTACTGGCTCATCTGTTGTATCGCCTTCATTTATGTCATCTACAAAGGAAGATTCTGCATCATCCATGATAGTTTCCATTACTTGTTCGTCCATTTCGTACTCATCCATGTTTTATTCCTTAGTAGCCAAATGTGGGGTCAGACATCTGAAAGCCTGATCGTTGTGTAGAAGGGTCATAATCCCAAAGTGATGATCTTGGTCTAGTCATTAGACCGTATCGTAGAGCATCATAACCGTGGTCTATGGGACTCTTAGTATCTACATCTTCTAGATTGTTCTTATCAAGAGGAAGAGAGGGTAATTCTGATATTATGTTACGGCAAGTATTAAAGAAGACTATTCTAGGTTGTTCTGTAAACTCATCTACTTGAAGTCGTCTGTGTATTTCGTTCTTACCTGCTATACGTGAGCCTTTTGATCTATCTGATGGTCTCCAACGACAACCCTTTTGAATCATTTGCTCTGCTAAGCTAGGTCCTGTGTCTCCTCGATTGTGCCACAAAGAGCTATCGAGTACTCCGTATCTTATACGTTCACCTTTTTCTATCTCTATAATCATATCTGCTAAATCAGAAGCAGTAGTCTTATTAACATATAACTCTCTGTATATAACTATCTGTTCATCAGGAGCTACAGCAAACCATAATACTGCTGTCATCGAACCGTAACCGTAGTCACATGCTCTAAACTTAGCCCAACTATCTGGTATATCATATGGTGGTATTACATGCTTCTTAACACTAAACTCACTGAAGGCTGAACCTTCTGATATACTCCAATCACCATCTAACAACTGTCTACGTTGATGCTCTGGCATTGATAGTAGGTTTGCTTCATACATTCCATCTTCTGCTAAGTATGGATTGTTAAACAAGTTAGCAGGTATAAACCTACGTTTAAATAAAGGCTCACCTTCTCTTGAGTGTCCTTTAGGCCATTCGATTACTTCACCATGCTCATCAGTAGCGTTGAAAGATGTATTAGCAGGAGCAGGGTCTATGAAGGTCTTCTTAACCCAGAAGTGTCCTGGGCCACCAGGGTTTGTTGTTGCTCTCATATAAAGAGGTAGCTTAGAAGCACTAGTAGCACGTAGACGTGATCTCATGTAGTTCCAAGCAAAAGGGGAAGGCCACTGTGTAAGCTCATCGAGTCCTATCCAGTTAAAAGCCTGTCCCTGGTATCTCATAACATCATCATCTCTATCAAGATATGACATCCATAAAGTAGCACCACTAGGAGCTACCCAAGTCTTATCTCTTTCCATAAACTTAATACCTGGGATAGCCCTTGGGTATAACTGTTTAGATACTGAGATAAGTTCTCTTAATTCTTCTGTACTACGTCTAACTAACAATCCTCTAGACTGTCCATTGTTAAAGTAACGTACTGGGTCTGCAACCATCGCATATGATTTACCACCACCTGCTGCTCCACCGTATAAAACTTCCTGCTCATTAGAAGCTAGGAAGTCTTCCTGAGGTCCAGGATTAGGAGCAAAGATAATGTCTTGTGCTTTCTTGACATCAATAGGCTCTGGTTTAGGTTGTGCGTAGGTAGGAGTTGGTTCAGTCGTCTCTATCGAGCTTTCTTGTACTTCTACCACCGAGTCTTTCTTCTTCGATGACTCTCGCTTTTTCACTTGCTTCTTGGTAGCGCCTTGCATAGTCTCTATGGGCTGAGGCCGTATACCTTCGTTTTTCTTCGATGCTGACACGTTTGTTTAATCCTACATGTGAAATATATCTACCCGATTGTTCTGTAAGCCATCTGGCTACTAGTCGGAGACTGTACTCTTTCAAGTACTTCTTAGCCATCTCTAACATTTCTAGTTGTTCGGGGATTGGTTGGAGTATATCTTTATCACCTTCATCTTGCTCATATCCAAAAGGAATATGTCTACCTACTCTTACTATTGGGTAGTACTCTCCGTCTAAACCTCTCTTAGGAATCTTCCATGCTTGGTCTACGGGAATAGCAGTTAATGTTGGAGCTTGTTTCCTAGCCATCTTTATATCACACCCTTCTTACTTTGTCAAGCGACTTCTTCTACGATAAAAGCCATTAGAGTTGGTCAAGTGTAATGTGTCTTCTGCATAATAATCAAACTTGTCTTTATCGTATAAGTTATGTACCTTAAGAGGTCTATCACTCATAGGCGCAAAGTTAAGCAAGTTGTCCCCCATTTGAAACTCCCAAACTCTTTTATAATCCTTATGTAGATATATAAAGAAGTTGAGGAACCTAGTATGGTGAAAGTTTACCATTCCACTAGGCATGTGTAAGTTATGGTGCATAAAGGGACTTGGGGCCATTACGAAGTCTACATCGTCTTTACTATACACAACAAAAGGGACATGTACCTTAACTACAATTAAATTGTGTTTATCAGCCCAACCGTTAGTAATGTTAGTATGAGAAGTATCTGTCTGAAGGAACTTAGGTTCTGCAGATTTAAAGTTTATATTTTCTTCTGTTACTTCCATTGACCAGTCCATCCAAGACTGTAGACATACACTGTGTCTTTGCATCTCTATGAAGCCATGACAAGTAGCTATAGACCTCTTGCCTTTCTCTGGTTTCATATGTTGTTTTTTAAACCTAGACGACAAGTCAAAAAACTTCATTTTATCTAATGCAGGGCTTGAACAGTATACTTCAAGTTCTATGTGCTTACGCAGTGTTATGTTTGGCAGTTTTAAGAAAGACACAATATAATCCTTTATTATTTACATAAGGATATATATATCACACACACATTAGTTTGTCAAGTAGTTTTCTTATGAGTTCCTGGATTAGATGCACCACATGCAACGTAACCACCTTTATTGAACCTGTACTTAGCTGTCTTTGCAGCTATTTTCTTTGGTTGTTTAACGAACTGTTTACCAGACGCTTTACCTTTACGCTTAGCAGCAGATGTTGCTGCATATTCTTTATCTGTTAAAGCTTCTCTAGCTGCTTTAGGTAGATACCTTTCACCAGTAGCTTTAGAACCTTGAGTAGAGTTTTTACCTGATTTAGTACCCCACTTCTCTTTAGTCCATTTATTAAGTGACTTCTGAGGACCCTTCATTTCTTGTATCCTCCACCTGCAGCTTTGTATTGTTTAGCTAACATCTGTGCCTTACGAGCAGACCATTGACCTGCTGAACCACCTTTAGTACCTGCTTTGATCTTAGCAAAGAGTCTCTTACGCATTGTAGGTTTAGTGTAGTTGCCAGATGCGTTAACTTTACTTTTAGGTTTCTTAGCAGCCATTACCACTTAGCCTTATCAGCCCAATAAGCTGCTGACATCTTACCTTTAGCAATGTTTTTACCATGTCTAGCTTTAAATGATGCTCTTTTCTTCTTCATCTTATCAGACTCACCTGCTTTAGGTTTACCTGCAGTCTTAGCACCTTGCTCACCAAAACGTATAGTCTTAATTTGTTCACCAACCTTAGCAACAACTACGTGAGACTTCTTAGGGTGGTTAGGAGTACGCTTAGGTTTATTGAAACCTGATACACCTGCTCTAGCTAATCTAGGGTCTTTCTTTACTGGCATACTATTCCTCTTTCTTAGCAGGTAGAATGAATACTGGTTCTACAGTAGATACTTCCACCTTCTCTGTTTTAACAAATCCTGCTCTATCCATAATGTCTTTAGCAGCAGTCATCTTTTCTTTAGCACCTAACATATCTACATCGCCCATTACTTTGAACATTGTATATGCTGCCTTAGTTGAAGACTGAGCTATAAACTTACGTGTAAGTTCTGCTATCTCGTCTACTAGTGAAGCTGTTATTGATGAAGTTGAAACGTTGTCTGAGTATCCTGCTAGCTTCTTAGCCATCAAAGGGTCTCCCTCTGCCTGTTCAAATAGAACAGCTAAGAATAACTCTTGCTTCTCTGTGAGGGTTCTCTTTGTCATTACTTTACTTCTTTCCAAGCTTCGTTAACGTCTGGAGTAGATGGGTCGTCTGCTATATAGTGACCCTTCTCTGTTCTAGCACGTTTCATTTTCTTTGTTTCTTTCTTAGCAACCTTAGGAGGGTTCGACATATCAGTATGTGGTTTAACTTTCTTAGGAGGATAAACAATATCCATTATCTCTTTAACGTGAGAGTCGAAAGAACCGTAAGGGTCACACTGGCCCATTACGTCACCTCTGCTGTTGACTACTTGATCTGCTGTTACAGTATAACCAAGCTTCTTCAATGCATCTTTACACTTACTTAAATCCATTACTTATTCCTCTTATGAGTTCCAGGGTTAGAAGCACCGCATGCTACATATCCACCCTTGTTATATTTGTGAGCCTGTGCCTTACGAGAGAAGCTACGATTAGTTCCTTTAGGCTGTACTCTTAGGTTCTTTGCTGAGTTATCATTAGGGTTACGGTTCTTATGATCAACATCTTTACCATCTCCCTTCTTAACTAGTCCACCTTTTTCTAACATACGTCTAGCTGCCTTACGTGAAGCATTAGCTGCTAAGTTAGACTTAGGTGATTTAAGTTGAAGAGCACGCTCTCTCTTATAATTTCTTTTATATCCAGGAGTACTAGGCATTATAACCACTTTCTTGAAGGTGTTGTAGGTGACATAAAGTACTCTTCGTATGCACTCATATCATTGTATGTTCTAATATTTACATGCCAACCTGTTATAGCTTGCATCTCAGGATAATCTAATCCTTCTGCATTTGTTAAGATTACACCAGTAGGTTCATATATAGTACCTACAACGTCTATAGAGTAGTCTGCAGTGTTAGTTACTAAATCACCTTCTTCATTATAAAAGTCGGAGAGTACTGTAGCCATAGATGCTTCGTTAGTTAACTTAAGATAATAATCAATCTTTATTCCTGATTCTTCTATCATGTTGAAGC